AAACTTTCTGATGAACTCGAATCAGAACGTGAAAAGAAAGCTGCAGTTCGTGAAGTAATCAAAACGCAAACTGTCGAAGTCGAAAAAGAGGTGTTTAAATATGTTACGAAATATCGTGATAGTGAGTGCCGTCTTGATGATGATTGGCTGCGCATCTACTCCGAGTCAGTTGCCAGAACCAAGGCAGCTACCAGTGCGGCCAAGTGACTATGTTTGCGGTGAATTGTTAGCGCCTGAAAATGGAAACTATGCCGAAGTACTTCGCGTGTCGGTGCGTAATCACGGGCTTTACGTTGAGTGCCAGCATGCCGTTAACGATTGGAGAGACTGGTACAATACGGTTAAAAAGTCTTTTACAGTTGACAAGTAATACGGGTGTTTTATACTGCAATCAAACAAGTGAGAACACACTACTAAAACCGACTAACCGCCGTAAGCGGTGATTATATCGATTTGCAATCATGTGCAGCCAACTTGGAGCGTAAACAAGTAGAGACCTGCCACAACGCTATGATTGCAATTCAATGTGATTAACGAGTTGTGAGTTCATGGCTGATTTATCACATTAAATGCAGCGTTACTGAGTCAGGTTTAAGGTTTATACACGATAGAGCATATACCTGAGTCGTGAAACTCTATAGGTGGGTGCCCGAGGCGTTCGAATCCCTCCGCTGCATTAAGTTGTTCATCAACGAAAGGAGGTGATCAATCTCGCAGCCGAAGCGATAGCAGGCAAGCAAAGTCAACGCTGTGAAGTGTGGATGATGCAAATTAGCAAGAGCGCGCTTGAGTCTACACGCTCTATAAAACCAGATGAGACCAGCGTCGGCACCCATGCTAAAGGTCTGTTTATAAAGAACGAGTATTTGGCAGGTTAGGCAGCGGCTAACCACAAATTTAGGCGCATTAACATATTGGTAGATGTAAGCGGCTCATAACCGTTTAAACAGAGTTCGATTCTCTGGTGTGCCACCAATTAAGCATAATTAGCTCAGATGGTAGAGCGCTATCCTTCCAAGTTAGATGTCATCGGTTCGAATCCGATATTATGCTCCAAATCCCGCAGCACCTTATCGCGCATAGAGATATGCGTAACTAATGAGGATTTATCATGGATAATCACGAAGAAGAATTGCAACCGTTAGATCTTGTTGCTGGTTCAGTATCCAATTTCGCATACCAAACTCCTGCGATTCGAATCACTGAAGTTTCACCAAGAGGCACAGAAAGAACTCTTGAGTTTTTAACTCTTGCCGATTATGCGGGTTGGAAAGAGTTACAAAATTAAACTAAGCAAAATAAAAAGCCGCTTAATTGCGGCTTTTTGCTACCCTACTAAATACCTCAACCTAATCAATTCTCCAACATCAATACCCGCCATTTGCGCATAATTCTTGGCTTTACTGAACAAATCAGCTTCCATCATTTTAAAGTAATACCAGTTTCTCATTGTGCGCGTAGTCCGTTTTTATGTATGTAGAATACAACAAGCAAAGCTAAAAATTTGCTAATAGTCATTGCTATGAATGAATAAATACTTATTTCATCTATGATGTATAGAAACAAAAATGTATCTATTGGTGCTGAAAAAATTCCACTGCACAAAACTCTTTTTGCAACACTTGACTTATAAAAGCTGAATATTGAAAAATCGACAAACTCAGAAAAAATAAACGACATAACAGACGCAACAAGAACAACCGGGTCTGCCATGATGTAGCTTATTCCTGCAGCTACAAGCATTAAAGGTATTATGCTTTTATTTCCAACTTCAAGTTGAGCAAAATCTCTGAAAATAAAAATAAACCCTACCAACACAGAACCAAAACTCCATAAACTGCCATCTGGCAGTTTAACTGGGTCTATATGAGTAAATGCAATATTTACTAAAACTATAGATGCCACATATAAAAAAGAATATTTCATATTTCAAACCCAAGTTGTACATATATTTTATCAGAGGCAGCATCATATTTTAGGCTTGACGCTGAGTTATAGCTCTCAATTCTTTCGACAAGTATTGATGCCCTAGTTTCTTTTGATTGTGGTTGATATGTGCCTCTCCAGTTTTTATCTATACCAATATTTCTAGCTACATTTGTAGAGTCAGCTGATGAAAATGGAAGTTTTGTAAAAACATCTTTATTCAAACCTCGCAGCATGTGTATTTTTGCTATTGGATAGCCATTTTCATCTACAACATGACGGATAATATCTTTCATTCTCAAAACACATCCTGATGGGTTTTTTGATATGTCGTACTCACCACAAGATCCTATAGCTACGCGGTCATATTCATTACAAAGCCGGATAAACCTATCCTCTGACTCGTTCATGTGCCACACAGGAACTCCGCAATTACCATGTGGCCAATCTAGTAGTAAATTATCATTTTCAGCCTCACCGCCATCAATAACATCAGGGATTATAGCGAAATCAAATCTTGGGTGATTCTTCCATTTACCAATGAAGTCGTAATATTCATCCCAACAGATTAATTTTGCACTTTTCCAGAACGTGAACGCACCATTATCAATTGAGAAGCTCTGGCATATCTCAGACGCAAGTCTTAACTGTCCGTGATTAGCAAAACTTATAAATGCGTGGCGTCCTTTCCATGCCTTTATAGCGCATGTATCAGGTGTTATTGGCCCGCCGTGGTAATGTATCATTTGATTTGCCTCAAGCTAAGGTTAAGCAATTAGGAAGTGGAACGCGGTGCCGGTTGCTTAATCCGGGCGAGGCCGCTAAACCTCTCACCGCAACGAAAAGATAGCCATCCAGCGTCAAGACGTCAACAAAATTCAGCAAAATACTTAAATTTGCCAAATTCAAACGCTGAAAACGCCTAAAAACACCAAATTCAAACAGAGCAAAAATTCAATGGGAGTTGAAAATACCCGAATTTCCTTGAGATAAAATTTAAGCAAATCATAAACTTACAAAATCACAAAATAAAAATTGGACATGATGGGCGTGGCATGGGTCAAAAATGGGGTTTCGATAAGATATTGATACTAATATGTTTTAATGCCCTTTTGGCTCTGTATGGGGCGATTTCTCCTTATAGTACCTATTACACTATATAAAAATATTCCAAAAATAATTTTCAGATACTTTTAAATTGTACTAGCTATTCAATACAGACTATGTATTATAAGATAGCTAATTACTCTATATAGGAATATATGGAGGAAAGAACCGTTTTATAATATAGAGCCTTTCGAAAGACTGGCTCTTTTTTTGTCTAAAATTTTTATGAAATAGTGAAAAGATGAAAAGAAGAAGAATTTAACCCATATTACCATTATAAAGAGACTAACTATATGAATATAAAGAATAAATAGAATTATTTAACAAATCCATAACATACCCATTTTATTTTTTAATTTTAATGAAACTCAGTGATACCAAGGCTTGCACGATGGGGCTGTAAAATACCCATTTCAAATATCCATCTCCCCAAATCAAATTTTTGCATAGAATCAGCGTTTAGCGGTATACTTAGTGCAATACTTTGGAGAGCGATATGAACCAAACAATCCGATTAGTGACCAACGTTGGCAAGACTCAAATCAGTGATGATGGTGAGTTCTTCAAGTTGAGCCGCATTCCTGTTACCGTTGATGACGCTGTTATGAACGGGCTGCACTATCCAGAAGATGAAAACGAGAAAGGAATCCCCTCACTGGCTGGTCGAGTGATGACGCTAGGCCATCCTAAAAACGCTGCTGGCGAGCATGTCAGCGCGTCAGATGGTGATGCCCTAGTGAATCAATTCAGTGGCGGCAGCGTTACTCGTACGTATCTTAGAAATGGCGTTCATTACGTTGATGCGAAAATCCGCAAGTCAACGCTGAAAGCGCAGCCTAATGGCGAGTGGTTTTACAATCAACTTGAGAATCAAAAGCCAATCGGAGTATCTACTGGCTTATTCAGTCAGCGTGAATTGAAAGAAGGCTCAAACAAGTCTGGTAAGAAATACCGCGCCATTGCTCGCAATCAACGCTATGACCACCTAGCATTGTTGCACGAATCTGAGCCGCCAGCAGGTGGTAAAGATACGTTCATCAATTTTAACTCCGAAGATACCGAAATCACTATCAACGTGGATGAGTACATTGTGAATACTGAAAAAACATTTTTATCAAGACTATCAAAGCTTAAGTCAGCTATTGACAGCATGTTTACCAACGAATCAAGCTTTTATGATACTGAGCAGTTGATTAGTTCAAAACTCAAAGCTGAACGCACAACAAGTCAAGATGAGTACCTGTATCCTCAAGAAATTTATGATACATTTTTCATTTACAAAAAAGATGGTACAATGCAAAAGCAGGCGTACTTGCTCGAAGATGGAGTACTTACTTTCGTTGGTGAGCCAGTAGCCGTTGTAAAAGATGTTGATTGGAAGCCAATCAAAACAGATTTAAACACAAACGAGGATGACGCAAACATGCGGAAATTTATTATCGACCAGCTAACTGCTAAGGGAATTTCTGTTAACGCAGAAGCTACCGACGAACAGTTACAGGCTGAACTAACAAAAGCACTGGCTACAAATTCAGCCCCAGTTGGCGGTGAACAAGTGCCAGCATGGGCGCAAGCCTTAACAGCAAACATGGACGCTATGGCTAAGAAAGTTGACGCCATGGAAAAGTCCAAAATGACTGACGAAGAAGAAGCTAAGACCAAGAAAGCCAAGGCGATCGCGGCCAATCAGTCTCTTGGTATGACCGAAGATGAAGCCAAGCTTCTTCCTAACTCATTGCTAGACAAATTCTACGCGCAGTGCGGAGGCATCACTGGTAATGCGCACTCTGGTTTCGGTGGTCGCCAATCAGAAGGCGTTGCTGAAATTGACCTCAACAAATTAATGGACGGTGGTGAATAATGACTGCTAACGTAATTTATCGCGGCCCGGTTGAGCGCGAACCAGAAACATTAAATATCCCAGTTGCTGCAACTCCGTTACCGGGCATTGCAGTGACAATCGGCGCAACATTGGCCGCAGCAACTAGCGGCACTGGTCGATTCGGCATTTTGTCAAATCGACGTATGTACGGACAAGATATCAATACTGCATACGCTGCTGGCGAGACTGGCATTGTATATCGTGTTGAACCTGAGCAAGAGTACCAAGTTCGCACGGCTGCGGCTGCATACACCAAAGGTCAAGAGCTGACTATCGGCGCTGGCGGCTCATTCGTTGCTGCTGCATCGACTAACTTAGTGGTTGCGGTTTGTGATGTTGCAAAAACCACAACCGTACAAGATCCATTTTTAGACGTCGTGATGATTTCACGATACACCAAGGCATAAGGGGATAACTGATGTCAATTATCTTAACTAAGAGTGGCGTGCAACCCCTGAAAATGTTGCCGTTTACTAACGCGCAAATGCAAATGGTTAAAGGCCAATACGATGCCTTTAACAACAGCATGGAGCGCATGAACGAGTATCATCGCGGCGATTTTATACTTGGTAACGCCTTAACTGTGCCTAAAGATGCTTGGGGTCAGTGGGCTACCATGGGAATCGAAGTTGCACGTGATGAGTTAGCGGTGTTCAACTCATTATCAGGCGTTTCTCGCGGAGTTGACATTGGCGTTCTGGTTGATTACTTCCAGACTATCAGCGACTCAAGCGAAGATGTAAACGTAACAATTGACGGTCGCGGTAAGGCCAAGACTGACCAGCCCGTGATTGATTACCACGGCACACCATTGCCAATTTTTGACGCTAACTGCTCATTTGGCTGGCGTCAAATGCTGACAATGCAACGCGCTGGTGGTAATTTACAATCAGCAGCAATGAATAACAAGGTTCGTCACGTATCTGAAAAGCTTGAAGATATGTGTATTAACGGCCTTAACATTGACGTTGGCGGCGCGAAAGTTTACGGTCTGTTGAACCATCCTCAGCGCAACACCCGCTCAACTGGTGTTACTCTGAATGGCGCTACTGGTGCTGAATGGATGGCTGAAATCAATGCAACATTAAAGCTGTTGCACGGTGACAACTTCCGTCAATCAATTACCATTTACTTAAACTGGGATGATTACTTCTATGCCTCGAATACTGATTTTAGCACTCAGTATCCGAACAAAACTATCCTGCAACGAGTGATGGAAATCGCAGGTATCGAAGCAATTGTGCCAGCTAGCCGCATTCCAGCTAGTGCGATCGTCGGTCTAGTTCGTCGTTCAAGCGTTGTTGAAATGCTCAACGGTATGCCGATTGTTAACCGTCCGAAAAACCGCCTGAATCCAGAAGATGATTACGTCTTCCAAACTTTAGCGGCCCAGGCGATTCAGTTGAAGTTCGACGCAGAAGGCCAAATGGGTCTAGCTGTATCAACTAAACCTTAAGGTGGATTGAATGGCAAAGTTTGAAGTAACACACGGTAAGGCTGTAAAAGCTTACGACAAAGAAACAGGCAAGCCGATTTGCTATGAAATCGGCGATGTAGTTGAGGCAGATAAAATGCCCTCTAAACTGCTTGGTAAATGTCGCGAATTAGCTGAAAAGCCAGCTCCTAAAAAATAGCGCCTCACAACGCACACCAAAAACCCCTCGATTGAGGGGTTTTATTTTTATCTTTCCATGCTTAAATATTTTAGCCAGTTTCTAGTAGCTCGCCTGTCTCTGAATTTCAATTTCATCAATTAACCCCTATCACATGCCGAGTTGTTTTCACATTTCGCACAATCACGCGCTTAGGTTTTGCATTGTTTTCAGCGGCCAAAATCCAAATTGGCTTATAGCCTTGTCGCTGCTTGCATTTCTGTAAATCGCGCGTTACTGATTCAGTTACCGGGTCGTAAAGTAGTTCGCTCATTATTTCACCTCTGGCACTAGGCGGATGATGTTAGAGCATTTAGACGCATTGATAAATAATATATTATTTAGGACAAACTCATGCGTTGCTAGGCAATATTTTGATACCATTTCATTATCATTATAAGTAAATTGATAATACGAACCATCAACCAGTTCAACTGGCTTTCTGTGGATTTTACCGATTGGTGATTGGCATTCTCGGATGTATCTCCAAGAGCAATCATCAATATCATGATATTGGTAAACACGGGTTTTAAAGTATCTTTCAAACGCTACAAGACTCCATTCTTCACCATCATCACTAAACTCATAAACCGAGCCAACTTCCCAGCCATTGCCATCTTTGTCATATTGAATTTCAGGCTGCTTTGGCCTGCAATCTGGCACAAATAGACCTTCTGACATTTCGGCTACGCATTGGTTGAATTCGTCAATGGTGCAAGCAAATGATAACCCTGCAATCAGGTTTTCTGGTTTTGTACGGCTAAGGAAGTAGCCTGAAGTGCTCAAAGATTTTCTATAGAATTGTGTTGAATTTATGTAATTATCATCTTTGCATGTAACTACTACTATGTTTGGTGCATTTTTTTCTTCTGAATACAAATTTGACGCGTCAGCTTTCAGATCATTCACCGCATCCACAACAGTTTTCTTGCTCATAGTTCCACCCCTTTCATACACGACAGCATGACTTCGTTTTTAAAATCAGAAATTGCTTTCTGCTGATAGCTTGGCGAATCAAAGCGCGGCTGTTCGTATGCAGCTAAGAGTATGGGCATTGCCAAGTCTTTAGCGGTTGATTTTGACACTAAGTCAACCATTAATGACAGGTCTGTGCCTACCTGTCTATTTTTCATCATAGAACCCGCTAGGCTTGCAAGCCCTGCGCATCCAGATTCATCAGCCATTGCGGTTGATGCCATTGTTGCCGACATTAAGGCGGCTGTTATTGCTATCGCTGTTAGTTTCATATCAATTCCTCTTGTTAGTTGACGTTGACACTTTATGCTCAAGTTGTTATCTTGTCAACTATCAAAAACAAAATAGGATTGGATATGGAAAACAAGATTAGCGAAGAGTTGTTTAAGAAGGCGGCCAAGGTTGTAGCGGCAAGTGGCAGTAAAGTTACTGATGCAGTGGTTCACGCCACTGAATTGCACATGGTTTACGGTGTGCCAGTGACTAAGTGTATGCGCGCATCTGGTACGCCTGAAAAGAGCCGCAACAGTATTTACAAATTTAAGGAAACAATCGAGAAAACGATTAAGTACATGGAGAGTTAATCAATGCTTAAAATAATCGCAGGACTGGTTATTTCGATGGCGCTAGCAATGGCGCTAATACTAAACGGATTTAATGCGGTAATGATGCTGATTGCTCTGGTCGGCATCTTATCGATTTCTTGCATGTTGATTTACTTCACCATGAAGTCGCTTAATGATGACTTGCGCGAGAAAATTGAGATTTACGAGTTAGAGAATGATTCCTAGCATGGTATAATGAGACTACATAGTAACGGAGTAGTAGATATGCCAGCACAAAACCCAGTGGAAGGCACTAAGCAGCAAAATAGCCAAGTGCCAGCTAAAGAAGAGCAAAAAGACGAGGCTAAATCGTAGCCTCAAGGGGCTAAGATGGAAAACCTAGTTGCAATGGTCGTTATCACAGCGGCCATTTTTTTATCTAAACGAAATTCGATACCAGTTATCATAATTTGTTATTACGCATTGTATTCAGGATTACAGTATGTAACTGTTGGATGGATAACAGACTATCTGCCAGTAACTAGAATGCCTTTTTACTTGGCAGCCATCCAATATCTCTTTGCTGTAGCAATCGAACTGCTAATCATCATCCTACTTTGCCTAAGCACATCACAATACCGCAGCATTGCTATCTTTTACGCTATAATGGTTTTAACATCCATGGTATTTAATGCCATCCAAGCATTCAGCATGACAATCGAATCAAACTGGTTTATTGATTTTTATACAATTAGACAGCAAATTGCGATACCATTAGACATTACGGTTGCATGGCTTGGGAGTGATAATTTTGTCAGTAGGAGGCTGGGTATCACTCGCGATAGTGATAATATTGATAGCAATGCTACTAATCGCCATTGAACTAATTAAGCTAACAAAAGGTTTAGATGATGCCAGATGCAATAAAAGTTGCCGAGATAGAGTTGAGGCAAAGCCAAATGGAAAAGATGATTGAGCAAATGATAAAAGCGTCTAGTCAGACGAATGATTCAATCACAAAACTCACTCATTCAATTCATGAGAACTCTATTGAGCAGAGGCACACCAGAGAAGCAACTGAGAGAATGCATAAACGGCTTGATACGCTTGAGGTAATGACTCACTCAATCAAAGAGCAGCAAGCGTCAGACCGCCCGTGGATTGACTTGATGCAGAGTATTAACGGGCGAGTGTGGTTTATCTTGGTTGGCATTCTATTTACTGCTGTATCAACAATCGGCACAATAGGCTATATGTTTAGCAAAGCAGGAGTAACGCCATAATGGCCGTAGTAATTACCATTGAGCAAGTAAGAGAATTTTTAGGCGCCGATTACGCATCGGTTCCTGACTCAACCATCGAAAGCTATATCTGCTTAGTTAACCAGCTTGATGAGTGCCTAGATTTAAATTATCCAGCCAATGATTGCTTGCAAACAGCTATCAAGCTCAATGCAATCTCGCACTTTACCGCCATGTCTGTTGGGCGCTATCTAAAGTCTCAGCGAGCGCCATCAGGAGCTTCACGCTCATTCGATTATTTCACATCAGCCGAAGGTATCAAGATGACTAATTTCGGCCGCATGATTGCAATGCTGGACACTGCTGGATGTTTTGAAGTTGCGTATCCGCAAGGCGATCAATTTGCATCAGGCGCATTTGGGCGCACATGCAGGACTTGTCGATGAGCACAATCGCTAACTGGTCATACACTCAAACGCTAACGCTGTGGCGGCGCGGTGCTAAAGACCAATTCGGGCGATATACGTATTCAGCGCCTGAGCATTTGCTTTGCTCATATCGCATTGGCGGCTCAGAGCAATACACTGATTCAACAGGTGTTGCATTTACTCCTAAATCGATTTTCTGGACTGAGTTAAAGCTAACTGACGGAATCACGTTTGTTGCTAAGCCAAACTTTGGCGACAAGATTTTACTTGGCGAATATAATGGAACTCCAGAACCAACAGCATCAGACATTCGCATGATAACAATCGATGACGCGTCCATGTTTGGCGCATCTGAAAAACCTGATTACATCTTGGGTATTTGATATGCCAGTCAAAGGCGTGGCACAGATAAAGCGAAATGTTGGTCGATGGGTTGCTGAAATAGAAAGCAAAACCACAGAAAAGGTTTTGCTGACCATAATCATGACTGGCGCTGGATATGCAAAATTAGCCACTCCTGTCGATACTGCGGCACTGATTAACAGTCAAGAATACAAGCTAATCAATGGCGGCAAATCTGGCGTTGTTTTCTATGGAGCTGGATTCAGCGAAAAAGGCTTTAACTACGGTCTTTACTTGCATGAAAACGTAGATTGGAAGCCAGTTAAAAAGAAAAACGCTACCCCACACTTTTTGTCTAACGCTTTTGAAAATCAGGCGTATCAAGAAGATTACAAGCGCATCATTATAAATGGTTACAAACTATGAGCATGATTTTAGAAGAAGAGATTAGGCAAGTGCTAGATGAAGGAGGTTTTTTATCTGCCTTTGTCGATTACTTTGGAGATAGCCAGCCAGCGCCAGCAGTTCAGTTAATGCTATTTGATGAAAGCGATCCTGATATTGCTGACCAGCGAATAATCCTAATCCGCGAAACTGGTGGAGGTGGCGGTAATCGCTACGTGCAAAATGCTACAGTTTCAATCGTGTTATTTGGTCTGCAAGATAAAACCGATTCAGCGGTAGTTAAAGCCCGTGCTGGCGAGATTTACACCTATCTTTTGGAGACTCGCACAAAATGCGGTATTATTAACATTGATCCAATTGTAAGTGCTACGCCAGTGATGCTAACTGAATCTGGCCGCCCACACGTTGAAATCCAAACCTTGGTAAAAATTGATAGAGGAATACAATAATGGCAGTTCAAAATTGCGCATCGGGCGGCGGGTACGTTGGCTCAGTTGTACCATTAGAAATCGCGATTGCTTGCGGTGATGTTGATCCAGCAACGCTAACATTTCAGCGGCTTGGCTCGCTAACTGTGAAGTCATTTACAGCAGCAGCAGAAACCACAGGCACTATGACTGACACGTCTAGCGGTGGATTTACAGACACAATCGCAACCGGTGCTACATTCGAAGTTCAAGGAGATGGCGTATGTCGCAAGAGTGGCAATGATTGGGATTTTCACAAAACGCTTGTTAAGCAGTATTTCGAAAACTTGGCCGCGAAAATTACGACAAACGTCTATATTCGTATGCCATTTCCTGACCTAACATTCACCGTATTTTGCGCTATGACTACATACGATCGCAATGGTGATACAAGTTCAGAGGTTACATTCAGCACCGCTTTTGCTGCTGCTGAATCCACCTTTAACAACAACATTGTGAGTGAAACGCCTTAGTTTTAATCTCAATAAATAAGCCCCTTCATTGGGGCTTTTTTATGTCTGTGTTATGATAAATCATTATCAGCTAACCAGTGATTACCATGCGCACAGATATAGGCCACTTTGCCATAGGCTATGGCGACAAAGAATATGAGCTTTACCCCACCTTCAAAAACATGCGTAAGATTTGCGATCCAAACGAGATGCCTGATTTTTTTAGCCGTTTGTTTGGCCGCGAGGCTGAGTTTTTTATTCAGCAAGCGGCCAAGGTAAATACAGTAACCGCATCGACAGTTGGTAAGCGACTTATTCAGCGTGGAATAAATCGAATTTACGAAGATGCCGCGCATGTTATTCAATGTTGCTCCGATGACGACACTGGCAAGCTAACTGGCTTTGTGTCTTATGAAAAAGGCCGCAAGGCTTGGCGAACTGGTGTGATGAATATTGAAAACGTGCTGCATATTGCGCGCGCATTAATGGTTCATGGCGTTGTTGGTAAGCAAACAGCAAAGAGCGAATCTAAAGGTGAATCAACCAGCTCAATCGATGTTTATGCTTACGTTGAAAATGCTGTCAATCATCTAAACATGAGCATTGAAGCAGCAGAGAACCTCACTAAAACTGAGTATGATCGCTATATCGACAATAAATATCCTGATGCTAAGCGCAAAGGCAAGGCTCCGACTCTTGATGAGCATGACAAGGCTATGGCATGGCTAGATGAAGTTAACGCAAGACGTGAAGCGGCAAAGAGGGCTAATTGATGGCTGGTGAAGATTTAGGAAGTGTTTATTACACGGTTGATGCTGACACTAGCGGAGTTTTGAAGGTTAAAAATGACGTTGTTTCATCTGTTGGCGCCATCGAATCTAATTTAAAGCGAGTTGATACTCAGGTCACTAAAACAGCTAAAGGCGTAACTGATGGAATGAACGGCATGAAAAATGCCGCGCAAAACTTTAGCTATCAGATTCATGATATTGCAGTTCAGCTTGCAGGTGGTCAAAGTCCATTTTTAATTATTGCTCAGCAGTTGCCGCAAATGCTAGTGGGTATGGGCGCTGCCGCTGCTGGTATTGGTGCTCTAGTTGCCGTTGCTGGCGGCCTAGCTATGGCGCTTTATGACTCGTCAACAAGTCTAGATAAGTTCAAGCAGTCAATAGAGAACATTCAAGCTTCAATCACTCTATCTGCAACAGGAGTTGCTGAATACACTGAGCAGATGAAAACGCTTGCGTCACTATCTGCCGAGCTTGCCAAGGTTAAGATTGCAAATCTAATAGCTGAGCAACAGCAAGCTTTCAAGGATGGTGCTGCATCACTGCGAGAGTATACCGCAGACGTCACTGGGTTAGTGCGCGGATTCGGAAGCTTCGAAAGTGTGGTTTCAACAATTACCGCCCAAAAACTAGGTAAGGACGGATTCGATGAGGCAAAAATCGCAGTCCAGCAATTTAGACAGGCTGCTACAGAGTTTAGCTTACAACAAACTGCTGACACAGTTGAAGGGCTTGAGCTTGCGTTAAAACGATTATCCGAAGCTGGCGCATCAAGCACACAACAGGGTCGTGAATTAATTAACCGCACGATAGAGCTTATTTCAGCTTATCGCGCTGGCGAGATTACTTTAAAGGCATTTAACGAAGGGCTTAAAGATAATAAAACTATTACTACCGACAACGCCAATGCGGTAAAAGAGTTAGTAAAGGCAGTTGAAGAGCAAGCAAAAACATACGGATTCACAGATAGAGAACTTGCCATTCATGCAGCAAAAGTAAAAGGTGCTAGTGAAGAAGATTTAAAAGCAATCAATATTGCATATGATCGCATTGAATCACTTAAGCGCGAAGAAGAAGCGGTAAAAAATAGAACATCTGCTATAAACGCAGCAAGTACCGCTTTGGATGCTATGTTTGAAAAAGAAAGGCGTGATGATGAGGCTATAGCTGCAAGAGAGTACAAAAGAGCGCAAGATGTAACAACCGCTGTAACTGGGCTTGCTGCAACTCCACTTGAAAAGCTTCAAGCGGAACTGCAAGCGCAATATGATTTAATTGCCGAGTATGAAACCCTTGAAACTGCTAATCATCAAACAGCTTTGGATGCTAGAGCCGCTGCTGATGCCGCATACCTTGAAAAAGTTAAAGCTTTAACGGCAGACCAAGGCAAGTCATTTGGTGATATGATGGCCGAAAATGGAGCTAGCCTTAAGTCATTCCAAGCTAGTGCTGTTGGGGCGTTCACCGCATTTGCAACTGGCGCAATGTCTGGCGAGGAAGCGTTAAGAAGTTTGGCGCAATCAATCTTAACTCAAATGATTGGCGCATTGGTGCAGATGGGGATTCAGGCGTTAATCGGTCAAGCTACTGCCACCGCTGGCGCTGTTGCGTCTGGCGCTACCATTGCCACAGCTATGGCTCCTGCTGCTGCGTTAACATCTTTGGCAAGCTTTGGCGCTAACGCTGCACCTGCTGCCGCTGGTATCACCTCAACAGTTGGATTGGCGCAAGGGCTGGCAATCGCTGGAGGTCGCCTATACGGCGGCTACACTGCACCTAATAGCATGTATAAAGTCACTGAAAACGGTCGCGCCGAGATGTTTAGTGATGGCCGCGATTCCTTCTTAATGACTGGTAGCCGAGGCGGTAGCGTGACGCCTAATGGTGATTTAGGCGGCAATAGTCAGCCAATCATCAATATTACGACTATCAACAACGCAAATGGCACAGATGTTAGTGTTCAACAGTCTTCAAAAGGTAATGTGTTTGACGTTAAGTTTATCGTGGATACTGTGGCTAGCAACATTTCAAGCGGCGGTAAAATTCGCAGCGCAATCACGCAATCAACAACAGCAAAAAACAGGGTGGTGTAATGTCTTGTTCACTCGGGGCTAATTGGCCTGATATGCTTAAAAGCTGCGTGACTTCAAGCAAGTCACGAAATGAAGAAGTTGGTTTTAAATTCAGCCCGTTAAATGCTGGGCCACCATTTTTGCAGGTGTTCAGCGATGACTTGCCTACTTTTTGGGATATTCAGTTTAAGTTTCGGCAAGATGAGGCGCGTATTTTCCAAATGTGGCTGCATCAAAACAAGGTGCGCACTAAATCGCCTTGGTTTGACTTCCCTATTAAGATTGAGGAAGGTCTAACAACGCAGAATGTGCGATTTACTAGCTACCCACAGGCCACAGGTCAAGATGGTGACGTTTACACCTATTCGGCGCAAATCATGGCACGTGAAGTGGTGCGTAAAGACACTGGTGATTGCCAAGACGGATCGCTTTACATCTTACTAAACAAGAACTGCAATTCATCATACGATAAAGCCGCAAAATGCTTTGATGATGCAATCAACTTAGCGTGGACAGCAGCATGAGTAATTTTTTTGAGACTAGAGAAAAAACAATTCGCTATGAAACATTTGAAATCTACCATCCAGCGGTTGGGGTTCATCGTCGCGTAAAAGGTCAATTTTTTGACAAGCAATTCAAGCTTGAAGCAACCGCACCGCGCAACGCTGGTGAGATAGTAACATTCGAGCCAGCAGCATTCGAAACGCAGCATCCCGAAGTTAGTGAGGACAGCGTGCTCACGATGACTACGCAAATGGGCAATATAGGATCGATGATTAAAAGCTATCTTAAGCAAATCAAGGCTTATGATATGGCGCTGCCAAACACCACGGCGACAGAGTACATTTACCGCGAGTTTATCAACGGCGTGCCAAGTGTGATTTATCTTTGGATTAGCAATTTCAGCATTCAAGGTGATTCAGTGGCGTTTGTGGCTAGTGACGACAACCCTAATTCGATTAACGTTGCCAAGCTTTACAAGGCGCAAAATTTCCCCGGGCTAAGGGTGATATCATGACGCCTAAAGAATTTCTTAATCACGCCATTGGCAAGCCTTGGGTTGGTCGCGCAACTGGCCCTCAGGCTTATGACTGCTGGGGTTTAGTCATTGCATCATTCCGCGAGATTGAAGGATTGGAGCTGCCAATAGTTAATGGATACGCTTATTCGTCAGGCTCACCAAACGAAATAGAGTCAGAGCTAAGAAATAAGGGGCGATTCATCAAATCAACTGGCATAGATGGCGACATTGTTAGCATGTATAACAGAGTTGGAGACTTCGAACACGTTGGACGCATCATTTGCGGCGGCATTGTTCATGCGTGGGGACAAGGCGGTAACGGGACAGGGCAGGTGAAATGGAATACAATAGCGGCAATGAAAAAATTATATCCACGACTGGAGTTCGAGCGCTATGCCGTCAATTGTTAGATTCAAAGACCCGTCAAATCTAAGTGATAAAGAAGTTTTCAACCCGATTGCAGGCATTACGCTTGCTGAGTTTTTCGAACAAAACTTTACGCACAACTTTGGCGGCTTGCATACTGACGTTTATATCAATGGCGAGCGATTCTTATCGACTGCCACAGATGAAGCGCAGGAAATGAACGCAAAGCTGGATAGGCGTATCGAGCAGTTTGATAACATCGTCATTATCAACCAGCCAGCAGAGCCAATCACGATTGCTTACGTGCTAATTGCTGCGCTTGCGATTGCTACCGTGCTGCTAATTCCTTCGGTGCCAGGCAATGCAGACAACCAAGGCTCATCACCAAACAGCCAACTAAATGCAGCGACTAACGAATTCAGACCAAACCAAGCGATACCCGAGGTTTTCGGATCGCCAGTTTGTTACCCTGATTTTATTCAGCCGTCATACTACTATTACGAAAACAACCTAAAGATTTTGCGCGAGATTTTCTGCGTGTCTGCTGGAAAATTTCAGATTAACAAGGTGTTTTCTGGTGAGACTAATATTGATGAAATCCCTAATTCATCATGGGATTATTTCTACACTGGCGATTTTGATGGGCAATATCCGCCAGCGCCTCACACAATACCTAGCGACTATTTACGGATAACGGCTCGTGAAACTAACGAAATCACAAATCAAGTATTGCAGGGCACGAATGCTGAGATTTACGAAGCCACTGTTAACGATGTAACAATTGAGCAAGCAGGAGCAACTAATAACGGACTACTTACATTTACCAATGATTTTACTTGGGTTGATGAAATTGGCGCGACTGTTGGCGGGTTTCTTACCGTAGATTTGCGCCAAGGTTCTGGTGGTGGTGCTACTGTTATTTTACAAGGCACTTTCGAAGTGCTTTCGATTGACACAGGACTCAATCAAATTGTGCTTGTTGATACAGGGGTAATACTGTCAACATACATCGGTTGCGCTGGCACAATTGCTAACACCAATTCAAGCGGAGAGGAGTTTAACTGGATTGGTTGGTATACACTCAGCGGAAGTGAAATCCAAGAATGCTGGTTTCATGTTGTGATGCCAACAGGTATCAGAACTGAAAAAGGCGGTCAAGCAACTGTAACTTTCACTATGGAAATTCGCGCAGTTGATGAGTTTGGCAATCCAACTGGCTTTACTGATTTCATTGATGAGTCAATCACTGGTGCAACTCTTGATCCACAATATCGTACGTACAAATTCGAGGCGTTAACAGCTGGTCGATACCAAGGACGAATCAGGCGCACTAACGGAGAATATGCGGGTGCTGCATCAGATAGGTTAGTGCTTGAGCAGCTTGTCGGTGTGGAATTTCAGCCAGCGCCAAACTATGGCGATGTGACGTTAATCACTGTTGAGCGCAAAGCTGATGAGAGACAAGTTGGCGGCAGAGAATCAAAGATTAACGTCGAAGGCATGCGCATGCTGCCTTACTTTAATCGCGCCACTGGATTGATTGAGCCTGATAACGTTCAACCAACGCGAGACTTTGCCGACGCTGCGATGTACACGCTTTGTATTGCGGCAAAGAAAGCTGAATCAAGTGTTGATTTGGCAACGCTGTACGCAATCAATGACGCATTACCAGCCAACTTACGCACGTTCGATTTTACCTTTGATGACGCTAACGTTGGTCTGCGTGAAAGATTAAGCGTTATCTGTAACGTGGCTCGCGTGCTTGCATTCAGAGACTATCAGTCTTGGACATTCTCACGCGTTGAATCAAAGCCTATTCACACCATGCTGTTTAACCGTCGCAACACGATTGGCGATGCAAAACAGAATTTCCCTAAATGGCTGCCAAGTGACAAGGATTCAATCTCGCTAACCTACGTTACTCAGCCTGACAACGTGGAAAAGACGATTTACCGCAGCATTGAAAACGGTGTTATTGTCGATGTAGAAGGGAGATATCCAGAGGAAATTACTTTGGTTGGCTGTCAGTCTGATGCTCAGGCAATCAACCGCATTGAGTACGAGATTAGGCGTTTACTCTATCAGCGAGATAGCGTTGAGTTTGACACGTACTATTTCGGACTGTCGGCCAAAGTAGGCGATCGCGTTCGCTGGGTAGACATGAACGACGAAGATGTTTTCGGAGGTGAAATCCTAGACATTTTCGGCGATGAATACCTAACCAGCGAGCCTATCTATTTTGAATCAGGAAAGACATATTATGTCCAAACAACGCGCGAAGATGGCAGCGTTGGCGCATTAGTAACATGCGAGCCACTGGGGTATACTGAGAAAGGATTCAAGTCAGCCGCTTTATCAGGCGCTTACACTGCACAAGATGGGGACTATGAACTTGGCTCAAAATACTTGATTGCAGCGGATGATGAATTAAGTGGCACAGACTACACGTTAAAGTCAGTGTCAAACGGAGGCGATGGGATTGCTACAGTGACGCTGGCCGAATACAACGAAATACTTTTTGAGGAAGATTAAACAATGAGTGAATACAACAATCCGCGCCCACTACCAACCGCTAGCGCGTCAGACCCTTGCACTATCGTTGATAATGCCGTATCGCTAGATAAAGTGATCAACGGTAATGGCACCGTTACAACCTATACTGGCAAGCAGATCCTTTCTTTATCACAGGCGATTGATAAATTTGGGTTCGGTGTTTCACCATTTACTTTTGCGCAGGGTGGCATTCTGCAAAGTAAAAACTTGCTTGTTTCGAATAGTCCAGTAGACAACTTTCTGTATAAATACGTTGGCAGCGGGTCAATGCCGCTAACAGTTTCAGCAGGCACAAATCCGACCGTTGGCGGCTATTGGCAGCAGTTTACAGCAACAGACCATAATTTTTTAAGCAATAGAAATGCTGCTGGATCTCATGATGATATTTACCCAAGATTAGTTACTGTTGAATATATTGCAACAGGTGAATGCATCATAGGCACCACTGTTATGGTGTCAAACAGGGATAATTTTCTTTTTAAGATAAGCGCTGGTTCAATTTTTGATAATTCAGTAACTCTTTATGCTGGTGATGGGAAGGTGGCCACAATAATACCGCAAAACGGTGTTGTAACCATGAAATCTATAGGATGTGTCGGTGATGTTGATCCAGCAGACAATACGAGTGGATCTACTGGAAACGCAGCTAAGATTCAGTCTGCACTAGATGAAGTTGGTATTATACAAGTTAACGGCTCAAACGGGTTATTTTTGCTCGATGGAGATATAACCATCCCTGCTGGAAAATCGTTGGTTGGTCTTTTTTGTGGATTAGATAGCTCATACAAAACCAACAACACACCGAGCTTAATGCAAGGGTCGTGGATCGTCAGTCGTGGCGCTCAAATACTAATGTCAGACAACACAAAACTGAAGGGTTTCGGGCAGTGGTACGACCAACAAAATTATAACATAACCTATGATGCGTTAAAACCTGACGGATGTAGTGATTGGGTCGTATACGAACCAAGTATAGAATTTGTGGGATCGTATTCATCTTGCTGCATAGAAGATATGATACCACTTGGCATGACCCATTGGTTTGCAGCAAAAACTAATGCGCACAACCTAGAAAAACCCAGAATACAACGAATAGTCGGAATGCCTCTTTTAGTTGGAATTGAAATTGATTTATCCTCGGATATGGTTAGATTTGAAAATATACATTTCAACCCAAACAGTCTTTTTAGATTACCAAACTACACACCTACTGAGGAAAAATCTGCAAAATACGTTAGAAACTTCACCATGTTTTCTATAGGAAGGGTTGACGGAGGGTGGATCACTAACTGTTTCGGGTTCGCTGGACGCGACTTTGTGCATTTTAAATATAGCCCGAATCATCTTGATGCTGTTGGTGGCTCATTGCGTTTAACAAATTGTGCAGCAGATGTATACCACAATTTCTTGCGCATTGAGCAAACTGCAAGAGGATTCGGAATTGATGCAGCGAACTGCTGGGGTGCGCTGACAGTATGGGATATTGTTGATGAAAATATAGGTGAGTTAGTTAACAGACGTCCTTGCATTGTACGGTTTGGTGATGATGCAGCGGGTGTATTGGTAGGTTCGCAACCAGCGCTGGAAAACGCACATGTTACTATTCACGGTTTCAAACGGTTTGGACAACAATCTATAGGAATACCAGGAACCGCACGACCTGCTGCACCTTTTGCTTTTGATAGCCCTGACGGCAAGAGACTTACTATAATTGGATCAGATATACAAATAGATGAACATTCTACCTATGTTGGCGACACTCTTGATGGTGATGCGCTTTACGGTGCTGTTTTGGCACCAAACTTACAAAGATCTATCACGTTATCAAACTCTGTTATCCGCAACACGCAGACTGACACGTGGGACATAATACAATCGTGTGCATACAAAAGCGCAGGAACTTCATACGGAAAAATATTCAATAATGGGGTAACTGACGTTTTAGGATCCGACACTCAGCCTTTTTTTGATTTCGTAGGTAGGGAGTTTGGTGATCCTAATTATTTCGGCCTGCGTGGAATTTTTAAAGATGCAAGCAACTTGGTAAAAATGCTGCAAGTCTACAGGGGAACTCAAACAGTATTAGATGTAGACAGAGCCACTGGTAACGTTGCGCTCCCAGTAGGGCTTTGGAACGAAGGCCACTTAGTAATTGGCAATATTCACTTGTGGAATGACGGTGCGAATCTTAGGATAAAGAATGGCGCACCAAATAGTTCTTCCGATGGGAGTATTGTTTAGCATCTGAATAGCATGACAAAAAACAAAACCAACGTTTTTATGTTGGTTTTGTTTTTACGCGCTGCATTATAAATAATATATGCATTTTATTTTATAAAACAATTAAAATTCTTCACACTGCTGCAATTGTTCTTCGGTAAAGTTAAATTCGGTTGACCATTGTTGGCCGAATTTAACGGCTAACTAAAATTCTTCAACATGAGGTTGCTGCTCTTGCTGCACAAACTATTGCTGCTCAACATGATTCGCTGGATTGAATCCTGTCATTTGCACTGGAGCTGATAACGCATTCAATCGCTGCATTTGGCTGTCAGTTAACGTGCCAGTTTTGCTGCAACGAGTAATAACTTGCGAAACAGTTGCTTTACCACTTTCAATTGCTGTTTTCATGCTTTCAAAGTGAGCGTTGAAAGTTTCTTCTGGAAAGTAATTAGCTTGCAAAATATTAACTGTGTGCTGCTTCTTCTTTCCACGAGTTTCTGACAAGCTAAGAATCAATCGCTTTTCAATGTGAGATAAGTGACTAATGCGAACGCCGCCAGCTTCTTTGCCTGCCCACTTAACAGATTGGTCATTGAATAGCGTCATTGAGCGGCCAATCCACGCATTACCATCCTCACCCCATGCTGCAACAAGTAATTTACGCATGGTTTTACACGGCTCAAATGGGCGACCGTTATCGCCTTGATAGTTGATTGCAATTGGAGAGTCTGCACTTTTACGATAGACGTTAGTCACTGTTACAGTTATTGGTCCAGCAAGTAAATCCTCAGCATTTAGACGGTCAGACTTAGCTAAAATTGTGTCGCTTAGGTTTGAAATGTCATTCATTTTAATTAATCCTCAAACTTAATTTCTACTGAATTGTCATCGAATCCATATCGACGTGCAAGGTATTCAGGCGTTGGCAAGTCAACATCTCCGTCAAAATACGCTGGCCAAACATCTGCATCTTTGCATTTTTGATACTGGCTTAGAGCGTATTGGTATTGATCTCGGCCAACTTCTAGCTGTTCAGGTGTTAGCCAATACATTTGATGAATGTAAGGCGCTGACTTACCCTGAGCTAGCAAACCCATCTTAAAGTCTTTATTAAATGCGGCTTCAAGCACATCCTTCTGGAATGCCATTTTTAGCCAGTAACCGCGGTCGTGCGCATCGCGTCCAAACTTTTCTGGATTCATGCTAGCAGTGGTTTTGTAGTCTGGCACGCAACGATTTTTAGTTACGATATCAGGGCGAATCTTAACGCCATACCAAATGCCATCAATCATGACTTCACACAGAACCGACATTTCAACGCGAGAGTTTTGCAACATATCAGCCATTCGTTTGTCAGCAAAAATCACTTTACGCATCTGCAATATTTGCTGATAGTCATCGTACTTGACGATAGTTTGGCCTTTGAATTTGCACTCAGATTCAAGAATCATTCCTTCCAGCTTGTAAATTACTGGCATTTCACCAGTCATAACCGCCAACAAAACCATATCGGCAAATGTTGCTGTTGATTTTGTTGGAATGCCACGAACCTTAAGCCAAGCTTTTAATGCCGCATCGCTAGTAATTACGCTTTCATCATCTTTGTTGATATCACAAACAAACTCAGCGTCAAACTTTTCAGGCTCAAGTAATGCTGCGTGTGATGCAATACCAAAATGTAATGCTGGTGATTCTTTTTCTTCACCAAATCGCCATTGAGCAGGACACTCATTAAAAATGGTAACTAATGTGCTACCGCTAACATATTCGTGCGCGTGATAGGCTTCATTGCTCATTTGTTCTGAGCTAAATATTTGCACGTTTCTTACTTGTTCGATCATTTTGATTGCTCCAATTTGCTAAGCAATGCATCAGCCATCAATACTGCATTAGCAGCAACAGCATGAGCTATATTTTCATGTTCTTCATCATCATTAGTGTGCATAACTTCAGGATGAGATAGCATTCCTTGCATTGCTGCCATTGCGAACATTTCGCGCTTGGTTAGTCCGCTAGTCAGCGGATGATTGTCAAATGCAACGCTTGACGCATGAAATGGATGCCCATGTTCATTAACTAGCGGCATTGCTGGCATATCTGCGTTTTTCATTTTTGGCTGCTCCACTGGATAATCTTCACCGAAAAAATCTGTGTTATCTTGGTACATAATAAACCCCTTATTAGTTGACAAGTGCAATATTAATCTATCTGCGACTATTGTCAACTTAAATTAAGATAATCTTCAATTGCCTTAAGTGCTGCGCGGAAACCGTGAGCCACTACGCAGCGATAACCAAGCGACTCTTGTAGCAATATGAAAGCTTTTTGCTCTTTCGTTATTGCCCCGCTGTGGCATTTCTTGAGTTCGATAAATAGTCCGTGATACTTTCCTCGTGAAATCATAACAGCCCAATCTGGTACGCCCTTTTTGCGCCCCATTCGTCTAAATTCTTCTTGCTGCTTAAGCTTGCGCCAATCATCTTTTTTAACGCCTCCTGACTCGTTAACAGTGTGCCACATAGACTCGTATTCAATAGGCCACACTTTAGCTGAGTGAGTGTTCAAGTCTATTTGCTCTAACTTCTCATCGCGATCAACCTGCTTGGTTGCTGGCTTGTAAATCGTCAAGCCAGCGCGGTTTGTGGTTACTATGACGTCTGAATTATCATTCCTTTCGCTCACTATTTTTGATGAGAATATCACCCCTATATAGTCTTTGCTTCCGCACTCATAATCTGACTCTGTTATATCGTCTACTTCGCAATACCTTTTATCTTTATTGGTAAATATCAGTCCAAGTCCATATTCACCGCAAGCATCTCTAATGTCTAATGCCCATTCTGGAGCGATTTTCCATAATTCATTTATCATGCCGCCACCTTATCCTTTTTGCTTACGTTAACAATTGACTCGCCTTTTGCATTGATTCTGTGAGTCGCCATTTTGGGAGTGATAAATAAATTAGTGCTTTGCACAATTGCCGCTGGTGTCATGCTTAACACGGTTTTCCATAGTGCGGGTTTTACGTGCTGCTTAACAAACTTGCTTTCCCATACTCGTTTGCCGCCTGACATGATAGCCAAATAGTTAACCGTAGCAATCTCCTGTTTGCCGTCCAAGCCGTATGAGTCGAGATAATACTTAACTTGGATAGCATCGCTTCGATTCCCAGTTATAGCCAATTCCATACGCTGCACAGGCTTCCAATCTGCGTCAGTGTACGGTTTGTGCGATAAACTGGCGTTAGGGTCTATCAGGTATTTTCCGCAGCCTGAGCACGTTTTAGACGCTATGTCATTTTTAACTCCGCAGCCTTTATCTACCAATATTCCATTCAAGCGCAAATCCTCGCACACTCTGAACTTGAACCATTCACCGCATTGCTCGTTAGGGCATCGGCGAGCGTGAACTCCGTGCTCGGTTCCGCAGTCGGCGCAATGTAAGAATTTATTATCTTTCTTATCCTTGGCCTTCATCGCATCTTCAAGCACTGGATTGTTGAACAGGTCTGCCATAGCTTCGAGTGTGCCGCTAAAATCCAAAACTAAGTGATCGACTTTGTTAATTCCTGCATCAAGCATCCACTGATTTGGTAAGCGGCGACCACGGCCGAGTAACTGTTCAAGCAATGTAAGGCTGCCAATTCTGCGAAGAATTACAGACGTGTCAATGTAAGGTGCTGAAAAGCCTACAGAAAAGCACCCGATTTGAAACAGGTACTTAATCTTTCCAGACTTGATAGCGTCTACAATTTCTTTGCGCGTTTTAAGCCCTGTGTTTGATTGCAATTGCTGCGTGGTGAATATTGCATAAGGAATATCACCTAACACACTGGCGGCTTCCTGAGCGTGCTTAAACCCACTGCAAGTCACTAGCACACCGTTTCGATTCGAGGCCATTTCGATGACGTCATGCATGATTTTTTGAGTAGTGGATAAATCCATCTTCTCTTGCATACGTTCAAGGTCGGCTTTCGAGTAGTCGCCAGTGTCGTTTTCGGTGAACGTGTTGAACTCGCTAAGGTCGTATTCATTATCGGTAAAGCCAAAAACATCAGGCACCGTGTAACCGTTAGCTTTCAAAAACTCGCGGTCAATTACTGGTTTCAATTCTTCCGACCAAAATGATCCAAGTATTGAGCTAGTTCCGCGCCACGGAGTGCCAGTAAAGCCGACAACAACCAATGCAGGATTAATCTTTTTGAAATGATCGATAACCTGCGCATATTGAGATGTTTTTTCACCGTCCATGTCTTCGATCGGCAATTTATGGCATTCATCAATTAACAAAACCTTTGGCACTGTTTCAATGGTTGCATAGTCACGGTTTAGCGCGTTGGCTACTGTGCCAAGTGTCGCACTAACCACGTTGTAGTAGTTTGACTTCTGGCCGACATAGGCCGAGTAGAAAGACGTTTTAACGTCCATCGACCAAGCCTCTTGCCCGTTCTGGTCGCATAGCTCGCCGATATCAGTAAGGATCATGCAGCGGTGGTTAGTGCGCTGGCAGTGTGCAGCAACCGCGCCCATGATTAACGATTTACCGCTTGATACCGATGCGTTAAGAATGGCGTTTTTGACTTCACCGCCATTCTTGAATGAGATAAATTGCTCACGGATAAACTGCTTAATGTTTTGGATAGCTTCCCACTGATATGGTCTCGGGGTTAGCTTTCCGAAAGTTGGTATGACTTCATTCACTTTTTAAGTTCCTTTTTCAGCCTATAAATCTCGGCAATAAGATTCTTATTAGCCGCCCAAAGGCGCTCATTAGTTTCGACGAGCGCCTTGATTTGTTCTGGCGTCATTTTTTACTCCTGACAATTTCAGCAGCTTGACGCCAGCCGACTATGAACTCAACTTTCACGCTAACATCAGAAAGATCTTCTTTATCTAATGCCGCTTTTGCTATCTCGCTATTTATGGTGTTGCCAATTCTGTGAAGTTCAGTAATGCGATTAACGTCAATGCCATTTTCTCTGCAAAACTTTAGAATGCCTTTTATGTTGGTCATTACTTCACCTCATTACAAATAATTGTCTCACCACCCATAGCTGCAATTTCAGCATTGAGCTTGTCGCGGGCTGCGATTGTTCTTGCCAATTTTGATTGCTGGACATTGCACGAGCCGAAAAACTCATTGAGCATTGATTCGTTGACGCCGTTTACAATGTACAATTTGCGAATTGTTTGATCGGCAACTATTTCGTTTATTGATGCAATTAGTTCGCGCTCGTTCAGCCAGTTATGCGTATAAACTTGCAGAGAATACTGGCAATTATTGTAAATGCTTGCGCCTTGCATCATTTCGATAATTTTTTGTAGTTCCATGATTAAAACACCTTAGTTAGTTGACAAGTTAATATTGTCATTAGCATCTATCAATGTCAACCACTTTTAATTGACATAGCAAATCAAATAGCGCATCACGCCCATTAATAACATCGAAGTCATTAAAGTCGCTAACTCCTTGCTGGTTTGGCACAGTGACCATTCGGCATCCAATGCTGTTTGATGCAATGCGCCCCTTGTTCAGCCCATCATTGCCGACCTTCTTGTGATTGTTGTGATGGTCATTGTCCGCTGTGATTATCTTTGCGTTGGCCGGATAAAGCATCTGAATGATGCGCGACACGGCAAGCATGTTGTTTGCGTTGAACGCAACCGCACATGGAAGGTCTGTGGCATCGTGTAGCGTGTTCATGGTGGCATATCCCTCGCCAATCAGAATAACGTCACCTGAGCGCACTGAGCCTATTAAATGAAATGCGCCAATAGTTTGGCCGCCTAGCAAAGGCATCTTGAAGCTATTACCGTCAATAATTTGACAGTTTATCAACTCTCTGCGCTCGTTAATCATTGGAATGACTAAGCGGCCTTTGATGTCTGTTTGACCTTCTGTCGTAGGTATTAGAAAGGATTCAGGCATAAACCATGCTGTAGTGCCGCTGATTTTCTTCTTTGTTAGATATGCGTGGCTTGTGGCTGGTTCTGCGTGCTGCATTATTATATTGGCGCCAATAGCTGCTTGCTCTGTGCTTGATAATTTTGCCGCTGCATCTTGGCTGATTCGTGCCTTGTTGCGCTCAGCAGACTCACGTTTGCGCCTATCTATTTCAGTTTGGTCGATTTGCACTTCTGGCGAGATACCGACATAGCCAGCGACAAACTCTAGCGCAGACTTGAAATCATCCTTGTAAAGGTGCACCAGCTTAAGCCCATCGCCAGCCCCGCAATGGTTGCATATCCAAGTGCCATCGCCGCGAATATCGTCTATGCGGAAGCGTTTAACGCCATCATTGCATATCGGGCAAGACTCATGCTTATTCTTAATACCCTTAACGCCCATTCCGCAAGCATTGAATATTTCTATCCATCGACCATTAGCCGATGCCTTTATTGCATCTATGTCGTACATGATTAAATCCAAATTGTGGTTGACGTGCTGATGATAATGTCATATTCTGCGTTTTGTCAAACAAAATTAAAGAAATGCAATAAGGGGAATGGTTATGAATTATGAAGAAATGAGTGATAAGCATTTAAGTAAATTAGTTGCTGAGAGTATTGGGTTAACTGTTGGCGACAATCTGTCAATGCTGAGAAATAACTCATCAGCAACAGTTCATGATGGTGATGGTTATTGGTTAGAGTTCAGCATCAACAACCCTGCTGATATGTGGCTGATTATTTTTGAAAATAAAATTACTACAGAGTGGTGTTTTGACGACGATTGGAGAGCTACTGTTGATAATCAGTTTCAAGCTGGTGCATTCAATAGATTTCAATCATTCAGCAAAAACCCGCTACGCGCCGCCGCAATTGTGTTTTTAAAGATGAAAGATGCGGAGAATGCAAAATGAAAAGTAGCTATGTATTATTTGCTTTAACGTGGCTGTTGGTTGTTATGGGTTGGATTGTTGATGATAGCGGAGAGGCATTGTTATATGCATTAATGGCTTTTGCCGGATCACTAACATCAATAATTCTTGACGCTATCGAGAAAAGAAAATGAACCACATCAACGAATTAGGCATTAAAAACATCATCCAGTTTCATACCAAAGTTGAGCTAATCGCTGAGCATGGTGATGACGGAATTACTTTAAGCATTGGTTGCGAAAGCGTAGGAATTGAGCCAAAGCTGTTTGTTACCGCTCGCGGCCATGTGCGCAAGTTTAAGACAATTGGAGCGATTCGCTCAATGCTAAGTCGTGTCGGTCTTTGTGATCATAAACTGATAATTAAAGCATAGGTGACGACATGAACTCACCAACAGATCAATTAGTCAATCAGTTGATTGTCGACTATCAGTCGCTAAACATGTCGCCAGCGCAGCTTATTGCTGAATATGCACCAGCAAGCATTGAGATGCTTAAGGATGAATCGCTTTGGCCGCAGATATTGGAGCAGTCAAACGAGCAACTTAGCGTTGATATTGTGACTCCAAAGCAAGAGGATTGGCGCAAAAACGTGTTAGAGCTTTATGCTGACTCAGTTAGAAAGTCTGTAAAATTCCCGCCAAATACTTGTTTATTACACGGCTTAGGTTGTCTATCCGTTGCCATGTCTAGACAGTTTACCTACGCACCTTATCGAGGCAGTGATGCAACTCGCCCAGTAAACCTGTTTTGCGTTTCTGGACAGCCTCCGTCAACTGGGAAAACTGGCGTAAACGAATCTTTCATGCTGCCAATTCGCATAGCCTACGAGTCAATTAATAAGACCAACAAATTCAAGCGCGGGCAAATTGAAAAAGACGTGCACGAGCTACGAAAGCAACACAAGTCAGCGACCAGCGACACGCAGCGCGAAGGACTTGAAATAGACATGATGAACAAAGGGCAGGAGCTGGAAGAATTGCCCGATTACATCGTTGACGTTAACGACTCAACGCCCGAGGGATTGGAAAAGCTGGCCATCAAGCAAAATGGCTGGGTTAACATCATATCTGCCGAGGCCGATGCAATTGACGTAATGCTCGGCAACGTCTACGGAAGCGAAGGTAAAAAGGCAAACAACGGCATATTCCTAAGCATGTGGTCAGGTGAATGGATATCAGTCCAACGTTCAAGCCGTGATGCGTTTCGCGGTTACGTTAAAGGAACCTGCGCTGTACTGGCTCAGCCAGAAACGATTGATTCACTGCTTGAAGCTGGTCGAAAAGGCCGAGGAATTAGCGAGCGCTTTTTATTAATCAAAGAGCCGCACATGTTGGGCACTCGAAACCATGACATTTTTGAGCCTGTTGACGGCTCGCTAAAGGCCGCCTATATCGATTTGGTTAACAATCTAGTCAATGACCAGGGAGTTTGTTTTACTTTCGATGACAACGCTCACGGTCTGATTAACGACTATCGCAATTGGATAGAAAGACAGATGGCCGATAATGGTCGATTCAATGACTCGATGATCCGCGGAACCATGGGTAAAGCGGGCGAGCAAATCCAAAAGATTGCTTCAATTATGTGGGCGGCCAAAGAGTGGGCTAAAGACGGTCGCCGCCGCAAAGTCATCGGCTACAAAACCACTAAACGAGCCATCGACATATTTGATGAGCTTAGTCGGACTTACCTAGCCGCCGCTGAGGATTCAGGATGTGCAGGACTATCACCCAAGGTAGAGATTGTGAAGAAGTATTTTGCCAAGCGTTGCGCTAAGGATATTAAAGAGCGCAAATTGCCGAAGATTACCGTGCAGCAATTGCAGCAAAATTTGAAAAGCAATAAGGCATTCGCATCGACTGGAAAGCTGACAACGTACCTGCGCGATGTAATCATGCCAGAGCTAATAGCGGCTAACGTGGTGATTATGTGTCGCGGTGAATACTACATTTCACCTAGATTGAGAGATAGCGAATAATGAAAACTATATTTTTGGTGATTGTTATATTTGTTGGATTTTGGTGTTATATATCAGTTATTTACATAATTCTTAATGGTATTGGAAAAGAGTTTTCGGACTGGGAAAATAGCATAAATGAAAGGCGGGAAGAATTGGAACGGAGAAAAGAAGAGTTAGAGCGCAGGAGAGAAGCTTTAAGGTTGCGTATTTTAAATCAGCAAAAACGAGATAAATTAAGAGGAAAAAATCAATGTGGAGAATAAACACATCTTTACGAGGTTTTACGGTTGGTAAGATTTACAAGGCGATTGCTGAGAATAATTTTAATGTGGCGATGCGCAATGATGTTGGTGATGTGCAGTATGTTGAGAAGAAATATTTGGTGGAGGTTGCTTGATGAGTGAAGAAAATCTTGTTCAGGTTGGTGATGTTGTAATTGTTAAGAATGTTTTTGGAACTTCTAGATATCCAGTGACTAGAGTAACCAAGACGTTGGCGATATCAAAAAGGGAGACTGACGGTTTTGAACAAAAATTCAAAAGACAGATAAGTCATGATATGTGCCATCCATATCGGCAATGGAATACAAATCAGTATTCGGTAATTAGGAAAAAATGAATTAAAACCAGCCAGCCTAACCGCTGGCTTTTTTATAACCAAAATTCACAAAGTTATAAGCATATAGCAAAATTATATAAATCTAATTTATCTATCAATACTGCAATTGCTAATCTACTCATTAAAATCATAAAACCCCATTTCCTCAAAACTGGGGAAAATACAAAGCTAAATTGGGTCGCGATGGGGTCGGATAAGTTTATGATTTAAATAAGAAATACGTCATTTAGGGTCAAATGGGGCCCATTCTTATATTTAGTACTATCTATCCAAAAATCAAAAATCAAAAATCATCCTTCCAACAAAATTTCACTATCTATCCATAACTAAATATGTAATATAAGATAAGTAAATAAATTTACTCTATATAGACTATATAGAGGACATAGACCATTTATAAATATAGAGATAAAAGCCAGTCAGAAATGATTGGCTATTTTTTTGTCAAAAATAAGCTAAAAAGATAAAAACCTAAAGAATTTAACCCATATATACCTCTTAAAGAGATTAAGTATATGTATTTAAAGATAAATTCTGATTTTATGAAAAATCCATAACAAATCCATAACATTTGATAATTTAGTCGCAAGCCTTGGTATATCTATGTTTGACGATGGGGATATGAAAACCCCATTTTATTGTGAGTCATGCCCATTTTTAAAATAATCACAAATAAATGCAAATAGCGCTTGCATTGTGCAATTGTTTATTGCTATAGTTACCACATCGAAACTAAATAGCTAAGGAATACAAAGTGAAAACAGTTATTAACGGTAAAGAGTTCAAAGTGGAGCAGAAAGGAAGTCGATTTTATTATTTTTCTTTTTTAGCTGGAAGAAAGTTGCCGGTAGCAAAAGACAAGGTAATTTTTAACTGACGGAGCGGTACAATGACAACGAACCTAGAAATATTCGCCAAAAACATGTCTGAAAAGATAAAGAATGACGGGCTTGATAGCTATCACTGGAGTGAGGTTTCAACGGTAATAGACGAGCTGTTGAAGTATGCAGACTTTGGAAAGTCAATTGATGGCTATTTGCACGTTGGTTATACAAATGGGGCAAATATAAAGATGTTGATTAACACTGATTATGGCGCTATGTACTCAGATACAAAGCAAGACTGTTACATTCCATTATATATGCTGTCTGGACACGCTCACAGGATAGAATTAACTGGTGGTGACAAAGAAACTGCGATGGAGCTAAATAAAAATGAAAGTAATAATAAAAAACGTCCGTGAGTTCGCAGAAGCTCACGGATTAACTCGACAAGCGGTAGAGAACCGCTTAAACAAGGGCTGGCGCTTCGGAATGTTGGACGGCAATGCTGTAATGTATCCACCAAGCGTTATGCAGCTAAAAGGCTACGAATTGCGCGAGGTGATTATCACTCATCCGGCGCATGATTACTCAATACGTGAATTGGAATTGGTAAAGGTGGAACAAAATGATTGAGTATTTACCAAGCATTATCCTAACCATCGGCCTAGCGCTATTCGCAGGTAGATACATTCAACTCAAGTGCTATGATGAGAAAATGAAAAATGAAAAAGAAAATTAACGCAATGCAAGGTTTAATGATTGTCGCGGTGCTTGCTGTCGTGGCGTGTGGTGAGTCGATTATTGATTTGGTGTTGCTATGAGTGACAACACGCTGGCAATCAACACTCAAGAAATGGATGCGCTAACAGCTAGCTTTTACGCAGAGGGTTTTGAGTCGCAAGTGAACTCGCACAATCCATATTGCGCCAAGAGTCAGATATTGCCATATCATGCTTGGAATGCTGGATTTGTTGATAAGCATGGTAGGGAGCCGAGAAAGTTTATTGTTGTTAAGTAAGGAGATTGAGATGAGCAGAGAGATTGAGTTTAGAGCTTGGCATGAAGATGCTAAAGAGTATTGCAAAGGAAGCGTTTCTAATATGTTTAAATGGGTTGAAGATGGACAGCCTGTTTTTCTTGAGCAGTTTACTGGTTTGCTAGATTGCAATGGAGTGAAGATTTTTGAGGGGGATTTGCTTAACTTTAGAGAGCCTCTTGATTACAAGCCTATGATAGCTGAATTCAAGGATGGCGCATTTAGGGTTGCAATTGGTCGTTGGGTAATGGTTTTGGATGAGCTATACGTCAAAAGCAATGAATTGGTTGTTGTTGGCAATATCCACCAACACCCTGAATTACTCCCATAAAAAAGCCCTCTTGCGAGGGCAGGCGTCAACCTAAGGGAACTGTACAAAAAGCTAATGTTGAGTTAGTCTTTTCAAAACCATAGCACGAGCTTTAACTATGCGCAAGAAGCAAGTGAAAGACTCAGGGATTGAAAGACTAACTCAAAGGATGGTTAGGCCGAGATTAGGACTCGGAATGATGCACTACACCGCGTTAAGTGCTAAGATGGTCGCAATGGCGTTTGAGTCGATGCCAAACGAATTTAAACTAAAATACCAGTTGGACATACCTAGAAAAGCGTTTGAGATTACTGAGCATGGCAAAGGCTCAAGCGTTGAAATTGTAGGCTGTTACTGGGTGATTAATGAGAGGTAGTTTACTGTGGCACCGCCAAAAGGAAATCAATTTTGGAAGGCAAGAAGCAGCCACGGAAGGGACAAGATATTTGCCAGTTCAGATGCGTTGTGGGATGCAGCATGTGAGTATTTTCAGTGGGTGGAAGATAACCCTCTCACAGAATATAAAGTAGCACAATTTCAGGGAGCTCCAGTCTCAATGGAATTGCCAAAGATGCGAGCTATGACCATAGCCGGACTGTGCACTTTTATAGATATTGACGAAACTACGTGGCGAGATTGGCGAAAAAGTGATGATTTTTCCACTGTCATTGCTAGAGTGGAAAGAATCATGTACACGCAAAAATTTACTGGCGCAGCAGCAGACCTTTTAAATGCCAATATCATATCAAGAGAGTTGGGACTTGCTGACAAGCAAGAACTTAGTCACTCTGGACGCATAGACAGCAATCAAAACATAAAGCAAATCACCGCCGATATGTCGGCAGATGAAGCTACCAGAATCTATCAGGACATGCTTAATGGCACTGATTGAAATTGACTACAAAAACCCTAACTACAGCGCCGTGTTAGCCGAAAGGCAGCGGCGCTTAAAGTTTCTGCGATCCAATCCCATTGCTATGGCAGCAGCGAAAAAGCATTACAAAAACCATCCTTGGGACTTTATAACGGATTGGGGTATGACGTTTGACCCTCGCAACTTGGAAAGAGACTTACCAGCGGTAGTGCCGTTTATATTATTCCCAAAGCAAATAGACACGCTCAAGTGGATACATGACCGATGGCGCAAACAAGAACGCGCCCTAGTGGAAAAGACGCGCGATTTCGGCCTGTCTTGGCTGTCAATCGCTTATGGTTGTACGATGTGGTTATTCTGGGATGATTACACAGCTGGATATGGTTCGCGCAAGGTAGACCTAGTTGACAGGCTTGGCGACCCTAAGAGCATATTTGAGAAAGGGCGGCAATTTTTGCGCCTGTTGCCTCCTGATTTTTTGCCCACTGGCTACAACGAAAAGCAGCATGCCAACTTCCTAAAAATAACCAATCCTGAAAACGGGGCCACACTCACTGGCGAGGGCGGATATGATATTGGCCGTGGCGCTCGTACATCAATCTATTTTGTCGATGAGGCTGCATTCTTAGAGCGCCAAGAAGCAGCAGATGCGGCACTATCTCAAACAACAAACTGCCAAATAGACATATCAACGCCAAACGGCAACGGAAATGCATTTTATCGCAAGCGGTTTAGCGGAAAAGTTAAGGTGCTAACCCTGCGCTGGACTGATGACCCTAGGAAAGATAAGGCATGGTATGAAAAGCAGGTTAGAGAGCAAGATGCGATTACCGTGGCGCAAGAAATTGACGTTGACTATGATGCATCAATCGATGGCGTGTTAATGCCAGCCGCTTACGTGAGAGCGTGTGTTGATGCTCATATCAAGTTGGGATTTGGTAAGCATGGAGCTAAGCGATTAGGCTTCGACATCATGGATGGCGGCAAGGACTGGAACGCCACATGTTTAATTGAAGGCTCGGTTATTACTGAGCTTAAAAAGTGGCAACACAAAGAAGACCAGTCGCGCAAATCTTACAGGGCTGTTTATGATGACGCTAAGAAGCATAGAGCAAGCCTAGGATATGACTCGATAGGAGTTGGCTCCAACGCTGGCTCAAGCTTTGCTGAGTTCAACCAAATGGCAGGAGAAGAATTTCAGCGGTCAAGAGGTGAGATTGGTGATAATTACCAAGTCAGCTATTTTGGCTTTAACGCTGGCTCGCGAGATTTAATTAATCCAAAGCTTGAGTATGCCGACGGCATCACAAACGAGGATAAGTTCAGCAACCTTAAGGCTCAAACAACATGGACATTTGCAGACAGGGTTAAAAATACTTACATGGCTATTGAGCATGGCGAGCAATTCGCCGATGATGAAATGATTAGCTTTGATAGCTCTACCATTGAGCCTGAAATTTTGGAGGAGTTTATCAGCGAATGCTCAAGACCGCTGCGAGACACTGATAATAACGGCCGCGACAAGGTTGAAGGCAAGAAGGAGCTTAAGAAGCGCGGCATTCCGTCGCCTAACTTGCTGGACGCTGCAATCATTGCCTCGTGCCCTCCTCCAGTTAATTCAGTAGACGACTACCTGCTAAACTCGCGAAGAAACAGGCGATAGATAGTTGACAGTGCAGCAATGATATGCAACACTTATCGAGTCAATTAACTAAGGGGATTGTGATGAAAACAGTAGGTGAGTTTAAGAAAGCGGGATTGGTGTTTGTGAATGGTGATGTATACTGCCACAAAGGCAGTACACTTAAAATGCTTGCAGACGGCATTACGCTTAAATGGTTTGAGCGAGATGCTAAAGCTCTTAATGCTACTATAATGGGATTCGCATGGCGCGAAAACACAGGAGTTAAGCCTGAGTTTAGTGGGGCTATTGATGTAATTACAGAGAGTTGGGACTCAGGAGATTGCCATAGTAAAACTCACTATGCATCAACTTTAAATTGGTCTAATCACTGTTTAAATAAGGTCATCAAATGGCGTCCAAGCCTGAATCATCCATCAGCTGCCAAGCCTGACACCAAGCAATCAGCAGAAGAAAAGCGCATGGATATCATCGGGCAAAACGGTAATGACGGATTGCATTATGACAACACGGCACAGCAGGTTGAGGCGTTAGCTGTTAATGATAAGCCAATCTTCACGCAAGCCATGGCTGATGCTGGAGAGTTGCCGCCTGTTGGGAGTAAAGTTTTGTTTGATGGAGATTCATGCTTTGAATTCCATAGCGAGTACGAGCAAGGGCTGGTTGATGGTGGTGTGGTTGAGATAATTTCACACTTTGACAGTGGGGCAGGTAATGTTGCGGCATTTTTATTTGATTGTAATGATGGAAGGTCAGTCTCTTGTGGAAATAACACATGCTTCAAGCCGATCGACACTCGCACCGACAGAGAAAAGGCGATTAATGAGATGGCTTCACTTATATCTTTGCGCACTAGAGATGGTGCCAAAGAGGTTTGTGGAGAGCTTTACGATGCAGGCTATCGCAAATGCTAGCCTCACTCAAAGAGATCGCACTTGGCACAGTCTGCGCGCTGTGCCTATATTCAGTGTTTGGCGGCTACATTGCCGCCATGTTAAACGGCAAGTTGCCATTCATGCAGGATAATGAACCCGCTAGAATGTGCGCAGTGTTTCAGGATGGCACAAAATACGGCCGTGATAGCGTTATCTCGATAGATGCGTATCACGAAAATACGGGGCAAAGTTTTGAAATGGTGGAATGCAAATGACTGTAAAAGTAACTAAAGCTATGCACAGCCAGGCTGTTAGTGATTTAGATTATATCGTAAAAAAGTATGGTGATGTGGATGATTTTTGCGGGGCTTTTTGCAATTCGGAAAAATACGATGAATTACTAAGAAATCCAACCATAGAGATGGCTTACAATCATATAGTCAGCCTGCTAAGGCATCACAATTACGTAGGTAACGAGCAAGGAGAGATGTTCGATGTTAAGGATTCAAGAACTGGCAAAATCATCAAAAAGTATTGCTTGTAGAGCAAGATTAATAATAACAAAAAAAAACCCACTTAACCGTGGGTTTTTCATTTCACACAGCCATGTGTTAAACTCAGTTATCACCATCGAGGGTTAACTAATGGCACGTAAAAAACAAGTCACAAGGCAAGCGCAGCCGCCCTTAGCCATTGAAACAAACGCACTTTCAGAGAAATACCACGCTCAAAACCAAATGCTTGCAGGTCGCGCAGACTTTCTGGGCTTTCAAATGGAGCCTACTCGCAATCTTATTTGCCAGTATGGCTATCCAGAAGCTCCGACATTCCAGCATTACTACTCAGCTTACATTCGCATTGGCCTAGCTGCTGCTGGATGTGATATGCCTGTTGACGCTGTGTGGTCTGACTGGCCGACTATTCGCGATGTTACCGAGTTTGACCCTGACGGCAAGCCTATCTATGACGACACGGTAACAACTGATTTTGAGGTTGAGCTAAAGAAGTTGCTCAACAATAAAAAGCTGTCACTGAAAGACCGCATTCGCTCGCTGGACAGAAAGCAGCGCGTCGGGCGCTATGCTGGCTCTCTGATTGTTGCTCGTGACATCAATAGAGCGAAACCAAGTGAGCCGCTAAAAAACTTAGTTCCAGGGCAATTAGTCAAGCTTGTGCCGCTTTACGAATCCCAAGTTCAAGAAATTCAATGGGACACTAACGAAACATCGCCAACATACGGCGAACCTACAATGTATCAAATCAACGAGTATTCGACTGGTGCTAAATCACTAGGTCAAATGCGCTCGTTTGAGTGTCACCCAAGCCGCCTAATCATGGCCGCAGAGGGGGCAGAGGACGGTACTATCTACGGCAAGCCAGCAATGCAGCCATGTTTCTACGCCCTGCTTGACTGGGAAAAAATCCGCATGTCAGCGGCAGAGGGTACGAAAAAGAATGCTGACCAACGAGCTATAGGTAGCATCAAAGAAGGCACTAACATGCCAACTGGTAAGCTGGCTGAATACCTTGACGAAGATGTGCAGGACTTTGAATCTGGCAAGCTCAGCATGTTAGTCACCAAGGGGATGGACGTAACCCCATTTAACGCTAACATTGGCGACCCTACACGCTCAGCCGAGTTGTGCGAGAAGGAGATTGCCGCAGGTTTTAATGCGACAATGACTGAGTTGATGGGGTATCAAACCGGAAAGCTTGCATCAGAAAAAGACCAAGACAAAAACAACACCAGAACAATGAATCGCCGCAATGGTTTTGGAACTCACTTGCTGATGCAGCACATTGACAGGTTTGTTGGCCTTGGATTACTTCCAATGCCTGATGGCGAAGTTGTTATCGATTGGCCTGACGCTCGCGAGCCTAGCAAATCTGACAAGCTTAAGATGGGTGAACAATCCGCTACTATCATCGAAAAATTAAACCGTGCTGGTGTTAATCCTGACGTCATCGACGCAATTGCAAATTCTATGCTCGAAGATATGGATATTGACGTTGTTGATACTGGCACTGATTTAGGTGGAGAGGGCGAGATTTAATTGATTTTAAATCATCAAGATTTCTGCTATATTCGCACAAGCAATCCAGCAAACAAAAGGTATTAAAATGTCAAACCAATTGAAAGTTACAGAAGAAATTTCAGCAAAGTTAGCAGAGCATTTCAATGTTAATAGCGAAAAAGTTAATGCAACATTCGAGTTTATCTCTGCTGATGGATTTATCTTCCTTTGCAATAACTCAAGAGTGTCTGAAGGCGAGGATGCTATCACAGATATGCACAAGATGTTTAATGCTTTAGGTCTTGAAAGGCATAAAGTTATTTCTGGCGGCATTTATCGATTGCATGCGGTGGTTAAACATGGCGAGCCAGTTGATATGGAAGTTAAATTCTTTCCTGACTTAGAATAATGCCAATCGCACAAGGCCGCCCAATCATCCACAAACTAGACGAACCCACAGGCATCGGTAAGATTCGCGCCAGATGCTTGCGGGAGTTTAGCCGAAGAGTGGACATTATCGAGCCGCAGATTAAGGCTTTGATAAAAACCACTCTTGAGCAATCGCTAGTTGAAGTCGTGCAGGTTAACGAAGTTGTGCTTGAGCCTAAAGCACACATCGTTAACCGTGCCCAATATGTTTATGAGCTGTCGCCTGACAGAGTCAACCAAGTAGATAAGCTCATAAAAAATATCATCTATCGCCAAATGCTTGGATTTGAAGACCCAATTTGGTCGCTGCAATGGTGGTTCAACACGTACACGCGTCAATCAGTTGAGAAGGGTTATTCAGATTCTTTGCAGTCTGCGCAGAATCTATCACCTACTGCAGTTGTCGGCCAAGAATTATCATCCGAAATCCGCAGTATTGACCTTGAGCAGATACTAAACCAGCCATACTACCGCCGCAGACTAGAAAACGTCTACGGGCGCACGTTTAACTCAATGGTCGGCTTTAGTGATGACACGGCCAAACAATTAAGCGGCATCTTGGCTCGGGCTGTCACATCAGGCGTTAACTATCGCGCAATCGCATCAGAACTGACAGAAACGTTTAAAGATATGTCAGGCTATCGTGCGCTAAGAATCGTGCGTACAGAGCTGAATAAGTCTGCTACCGATGCGTACATGCAGAATACGGAAGACCTTAACATGGACGTTTATTCTTCTGGTGGATTCCGCGTTGCTGTTATGCACTTGTCAGCATTGGCTCCAAATACTCGCAGGACTCACGCTGCAAGGCATGGTGACATATTTACGCCAACTGAGCAGGCTGAGTGGTGGGATTCAGGATCGAACCGCGTACAATGTCAGTGCAGTGTTGTAGACGTGTTAGTTGATAAAAAGACTGGCGAAGTGCTGCAAACGTCACTGCATCAAAAGGCAGTGGAGCAAGGGAAAGAGTATTTTAAAGAGGTTGGAACAGCTAAAAAATAAGCCCTCGGTGAGGGCTTTTGTTTATAGAAATGTTTTGACTATTGCCATATCAATAAAAAATGTACCAAGAAACAAAAGTTCGTAATCATATCTGTATTTTGCGTTAATCCAAGCAAGCAATATAGTCATAAAACCCTCTTAGCCGCCTTAGCGGCTGTTAGTGTGCGTTCAAACCTTCGCCGTTTTCTCTATGCCATTCATTATGATGAAAATCACAAAGCCATCTAACATCAAGTTGTTTTGAATAATCATCATGATGACCATGGGAATTTTTGTTTCCACAAACTTCGCAAGGAAGTCTTTTTAGTAAACCGCTTTTTATGGCGTTACCAACCATTATATGCGCCGATCTTTTTATTATGTTTTTCTCTACCCATCTCTTTGCGGCAGCATTGTGAGCAATCTTTCCTTTTGCAGTTTTTTGGTAATCTCTACGAGCCGCCATTCTTTTAGGGTCTCTAAGCCTTTTTTTATCATATTCTTTCTGGCATAACTTGCACTTTGCCGAAAGTCCATCAATAGAAGCAGCTCTTTTCCCAAACTCAGATTCACATTTATCATTTCCGCATGAATTACAATGTTTCATAAAAAGCCCTCAATTAAGAAGGCTTTATTTTACCACTAATTAATAAAGAAAGGAATATCAAAAAGGAATATCCTGATCCCAACCATCATTTAAATCAGGTGTAAAGTTTTTCGGTGCCTGCTGATACTGCTGCTGTTGCGGTTGAGGTGCTGGCCTTTGCTGTGGCGCAGGAGCATAACCCTGCTGCTGTGGAGCGTAAGTATTCTGCGCTGGTTGCTGAGAGTAGCCTTGTTGAGCTTGCTGCTTATGCTGTCCAGTGCCAACAGTGCCGATGTAACCAACTTTAGCGTCAATAAGCTCAATACTTAGCGATAAACCGTTTTGACCTTCAAATCGTTTAATCTTCTGTTGTTGGCCGCTAACCTCAACGATTGAGCCTTCGACCAGTGAGCTAGCATAAAAATCAGCCTGCGCCCCGGGCTTTGCAAAAATAACGGCCTCGTAATTAGTCCACTCTTTTTGCTTTGTTTCGCGGTCGTAATATTGAACCCCTAGACGCAACCCAAAACCTACTGAATCACCCGCCTGAAACGTTGTAGCCGCCTTGTTTAACTTACCAGTTATTGTGTGTGCCATTTTCACTTTCCCTCTTTAGTTGATGCCTTGCGCGTTTATACGCATTTAAATAGTCGCGATTCTTTCTGGCCCATGCGCCAGACATCGCTATTCTGGACGCAGGATTTTCAGCGTACGCCTTTCTAACTCTTTCCCTATCGCAAACAATACAAGGAGATGTTGAAGTACCAGCTCTGCGCTCACGATTGCCGCAATGAATGCATGGCGAGCCGATGAATGTAGATTTACCAGTCTCACGCGCCTTGATTGCTAGTTGCGAATTGCTGTTAGGATTAATTCTGCCTGGCATACAACAATCCATCCTGCTCAAGCCTATCATGTAGCCGACTGACGCATTCTACAGCTTTATCGTCAGTAGTTGCAGCTAAGTTTTTAAGCAATTCGTACATCTTGTTATCTTTGGTCGAGTCACGAAGGCGGCGAGAGCACTTCTTGATTGCCGCTGCTTGTGATAGACCATCGACACGCGCCAATTGCCACGCTATCATGAGCGTTATTAGTTCTGAGTGGATTTTCATTCTGCCACCTTTGGCGGCTTGGGCTTTATCATAAAGTGAGTTGCTGTTACGCCTACATTGCCGAAATGCCTGCTTATTTCTAGGTCTGAATTTTCGCTTATCCAAACACCATCAATCAGCCTAAAATCAGCGCCTCTGAATTGACAGTCTTTAGCTACACACCACAAATCAACTACATCATCGCCATCATAACCATCAACACTAATCCATCCATCTTTGCAAGCCGCAGAGCCGTCAAGCTCAAGCTGTATGACAGCAATGGAAGATAGCTTAAAGCCTTCTTCTTGAGCAATAAATCCGCGCTGGCGCATTTCTTTTAAATCATCTTTATCAAATAATGCGTCAAATATTTTATTTGCTAATTCAAATTCACTCATTTAACCAACCTCACAATAATTGTTTTCGCACAACGCACCGCAAAAGTGCCGTATTTTGTAACGTACAATTTCTTTCTAACTGACCAGTGTTTCGCATTATGAATTATCGCTATAGCAACGGCCTTCTGCATTTGCTCAAGCGTCATTGATTCGCGGCGGACGGTGATTTGTTTCATAACTCACCTCGTGCTTTGGCTAGCAATGCTGTCTTGCGTTTTATGCCAGCATTCAATTGCTCATCAACTAATTTGCCTTCAATTAACTTTTGAGTTTCAAGCATTCTTTCCAAGTCAGCTTTTATTTCTGCATACATCTCTGGCGCTGCTGCTATTAGGTTGGCGTTGGCAATTGACTCATCAGACATCACCCAATAATTGCCATTATATTCAGCGCAGTTTCTTGAAAAGAAGATATTTCTTTCGTCATCACTATGACAACCAGCAGTATCACCTTCTCTTGATTCCGCATACACAGCGCAGCATCCGCCGCGAATATCTGCAATCCAAGGCCCTTTAGTAAATTTTTCCATCACTGCAAATCCTCCAAGTTAATCCCAAGTTCACGCGCAATTCGTCTATCTTCAATCTTGCGGCGTAATTCAAGCTTTTCAGCACTATCAGCCTTCATCTTGCGCGGTTGCCGCTTAGGCATGTTTTGCGCCATAGCAAACACAACGCGACTATCAACACCGAAACAGTTAGACATTTTGACGCTCCTCTTCAAGTTTAGCGATAACAGCGCATTCGAATTGCTGGCACAGTGACGAGCAAGAGTCGAGCATTGTGGTTAGGCTTTCATGGTTTGGATATTCAAACGTACTGCAATCCAACATTAGATACTGAATATCAAACTCATGCAGAGTATCGAAACTGTCGTAAATAATGCCGACAATCCAGTTTTTACCGAATAGACTTAACTCAATATCGCGCTCGAATTTTGAGAAAGGCTTCTTAGTTGGCTGCCAGTTTTGGAGTTCAGACACTAATGCATTGAATTCGCCTATAGTGCATACATATCGATGCACATCGCTTTCTTCCTTGAAGAAGAAGATAACAAACTTACCGCTAGAGGTGTTGTAGTGCAATAGCTCGCCAGCTGCGCATACTGCATTGTTTATGTCGCCCATTAACTCATTCACTGCATCCATAATCGTTTTCATTTTTAAACCCTCTGTTAGTTGACGAGTTAAGATTACTCAGTTATGATTCGCCTGTCAACTACATTTATTAAGATGGTGGAATATGAAAGAAGTTAAAGTTAAACAAGTGGAAATGTGGAAATGGTTTAAATTGCCTGTTGATTGCAGTGTCGTAGACAGGATTGATATGAGTGATGCGATAGGGATAGATTTGCATGAAACATTATCATCTCATCACGCTGAAAAGGTAGAAATTGCCATCAACTCCTACGACAAGCACGTCGAGCTAATCGCCAAGCAAGCAGAGCAAATCAAGATGCTGCGTGAGGCGTTGGAGTTGGTCAGACCTGAAATTTACTACAACCAAGACGGTGTAGAGGTTTGGGCTGGAGGAAATATGTATATTGGCACAGATGATGATGCAGACAACAAAACCATGCAAAAGATTCACGAAGCACTATCAGCCACGGAGCAGGAATGATGATTAAACTTATGGCAATGGCCGTCATAATTTCTGCTTACACTGCTTTTGGAATATGGCAAGATTCTCAGCCGTTGCAGTGGTGGCACGGAATGTATTTTTATAGCTTGGGAATTTTTGGAGGATTTGTATCTTGGAAGAAATGACACAAAAAGAACAGGAAGCATTCGATCGCATATTTGGCAAAGGTGGCGAAAATGGCAAATGATAATGATAGTTTAGGCAAGGCGATATTCGGAATGGTTGGCGGCATAGTTGCTGTGGTGTTTGTTTTCTGTGTTGCGCTGGGGTGGTTATGAGTAGTATCGATACGGCAATCAAGATTTGCAAAATAATCGAATCATTCGCTCCGCTATATGGGTGTCATGTTGCCCTGACTGGTGGGTGTCTTTACAAAGATGGTGAACGAAAGGATGTAGATATACTTTTTTATCGCATCAGGCAAACACCAGAGATTGACATGACTGGACTTCTCAGTGCCATTGAATACAATGGATTTACCAAGCCTGTTGGCTTTGGATGGGTATACAAATCAATGTTTGATGGTGTTAATATCGACATGTTTTTCCCCGAATCAAGCGGCGACGAGGAATACGATCCAGCCGTTGATTACAGGGCTGCATTAAATGCAATATTAATGGCTAGTCAAACTGATAAACGCCCATGACTATGACACCATACGCAGAAAGCCTAATCGAGTATTGCATGTGGTACGGCAAGCGCAGTCGTGAAGATGCTATAAAATTGCTTGATGATAGCGCATCACCGCTCTGGCGTTTATCATGTGAGCAGCCTCGGATTGATGAAGTTAAAACAATCCAAGACTCTGACGATGAATAGCGATAAAATGGACTCTACGGAGTCCTTTTTTTATGGGTGGAACATGAGTAAATTAATAGAGCAAATCAAGCGGCACGAGGGTTTAAAGTTAAAGCCTTACCGATGTACTGCCAATAAGCTAACTATCGGCTACGGGCGCAATATCGAGGATGTCGGCATATCTGAGGCTGAGGCTGAGGTATTGCTATCCAATGATTTGAGTCGATGCACAAAAGAGGTTGCAAAACATGTTGAATCGTTTGCTAAACTTAACGATGCGCGGCAATCTGTGCTAGTGAACATGTGCTTTAACCTAGGAATTACCGGCCTGTTAAAATTCAAAAAATTCATTGCAGCGGTTAATGATGGATTCTTTGAGTTGGCAGCAAAAGAAATGCTGGATAGCGTATGGGCTAAGCAAGTTGGTAATCGTGCTGCTGAGCTATCCGAACAAATGAAAACAGGGGTGTGGAAATGATACTTAAACTACTCATGCTAACCAATGCGCAAGCATTCAATCAATTTATCTTACTATGGCGTGTACTATGATTATTCAAATGGCAAAATCTAAAACTGTGTGGTTCTCAATTCTGGTGATGGCGCTCGGCATTGTCGAAGTTAACTTCCCGATGCTGCAAGACTTACTGGGCGAGCACTACGGCCTGTCGTTTATCGCCATCTCTATCATCATGGGCGTGTTGCGCATGGTGACAGTTAAGCCGATTGCTGACAAATGATAGTGCCGCCATGGGTTAAGTTAGCCGTATCCGTTGGATTGCTGACCTTTTACGGCTGGCTTTCATACGACTATGGCGCTACATCGGTGCAATCAGATTGGAATGCTGAGCGTGCCCAGTTAAATGCTGACACGGCAAAGGCGCTATCCAAGGTTAACACCGATGCATCAAAACTTTCTGATGAACTCGAATCAGAACGTGAAAAGAAAGCTGCAGTTCGTGAAGTAATCAAAACGCAAACTGTCGAAGTCGAAAAAGAGG